ACCAGGTGGTATTGTTAGAATGAGAGCACCAGGCGCTGTTCAGGCTTTACCAACACCGCAGATATCAGGCGACGCTTTCAACATGGTCAAATACTTAGACCAAATTAGAGAAGAGCGTTCAGGCGTATCTAAAATGACGCAAGGGCTCAACCCTGAGGTTCTAACTTCTCATGTAACATCAGGAGCTATATCAGCAGCAACTGAGTCATCAATGCAAAGAATTGAGCTGATTGCTCGTATATTTGCTGAAACAGGTATCAAAGATGTGTTTACATGTATTTATCAGCTCGTACAAAGGTATGAAGACAGAGAAAAGATTGCTTATTTGAACGGCAAGTTTATACCAATAGACGTTTCTCGCTGGAAAGAGAAACTCAACTGTACTGTTAATGTAGGCGTTGGAAGTGGATCGCAACAAAGCAAAATGCAAACAATGAACGGTATTATGAACATCGTGCAAACCTTAGTAGATAAGGGTGGTATGGGTACATTAGTAACTCCTAATAATGTTTATAACGCTATTAGTGAATTTATTACACAGTCAGGTTATAAGAATCCTGACCAATTTATATCTAATCCACAGATGATGCCGCCTAAGCAACCACCACCACCAACCGTTGATGAGAAGATTGCTACACAAAAAGCACAGCTCGAATTACAAAAACTACAACTAACTGCACAAGAGATGGAAGTAGATACGCAAATTAAAGTACAAGAACTCAAACTCAAAGCTAGAGAAGCGGCTGTTAATCTTGCGTTGAAACAAAAAGACTTAGAACTTAAAGAGTCTCAGCTTGAACTTAACCAGGCTGAATTGGCACTCGAAACCATACAGGGTAGACCTGTTGCTATAGGTAAAACCTAATGGCGTACGGATCGAACACAAATGGTTTTAGCAATGCTGAAAGACGCAGGTTAATTTCTAAGAAAATAAGAATACTCAAGCGTGAGGGCAAACCACAGAAACAGGCGGTGGCAATAGCAATGGCTTACTACCCACCTAGAAAGAGGCGTCCTTACGCATAAAATACTTAAAGGAGAAAAAAATGGCTAAATATTATCCACCCGTAAAAAGAAAAGGAAAAAAAAGGAAAGGTAAGTGCTAACAAAAAGACAGGAAGAAACTCTTAAAAGACATAAGAAACACCACACTACAAAACATATGAATTTTATGAGAAAAGAAATGGAAAAAGGTAAAACTTTTACACAAGCACACAAGCTTGCGATGAAAAAAGTAGGTAAGTAATGGCAAAAAAGACTAAAAAAGGACGTAATGTCCCAACAAACCCTGCTCTGTATGCGAGAGTAAAGGCTGAAGCAAAGAGAAAATTTAAAGTTTATCCGTCAGCTTACGCTAATGCGTGGCTTGTAAGGACATACAAAAAAAGAGGCGGAGGTTACAGAAGTGGCTAGATCATCTGGTGGACTTACCAAATGGTTCAAAGAAAATTGGGTTGATATTGGAGCACCTAAAAAAGATGGCAAGTTTCAAAAATGTGGTCGCTCGAAAGGTAGTGGCAGAAAATATCCTAAATGTGTTCCAGCCTCTAAGGCAGCTTCAATGACCAAATCGCAAAGAGCGTCTGCTGTTAGAAGAAAAAGAGCGGCAGGAAACAAAGGACCTAAACCTACGAATGTGAGAACTTTTGCAAAAGGATAAAATTACACATACAGAATTACAACACTTAATGTTGAAACACCGAGTTTCAATCAATGAGCTATTCCTCAAGACTGGCATACCTGTCAATCATATAAAAGGATATCTCGCTGGGAGAAGAACTATACCCACCAGTCTGGTGGATAGAATCAAACAGATAGGAGAACAAAATGGCAACTAAAGAAGAACAAGTCAAACAAGCAAGAGATGCAAAAGAATTGCTTGAAAATCCTGTAATGGTGCAGGCTTTCAACAGTATTCTCAACAATGGATACCAACAATGGATATCTACAGAGATTACAGACAAAGATACTAGAGAAAGTTTATATCATAAACAAAGGGCAATATTAGAAGTTAAAACTGATTTGGTAAAATTAGTAGAAAACGGAGCAATAATTGCTAAGGAGGAGAAAAATGGCTAAGGTTACAAAAGCAACACCTCAGGATAATATTCCTGTAAAAGAAAGTGCTAATAAAGGAATTCCTGTGAGCGATGTTAGATCGGCGCAGGAGGCTTTACTTGCATCACTTCAGGCTCCAGCTTCGGAGCAACCTGAAGAGCAAGAAGAGCAAACAGAAGTAGAAGAAACTACTCCTGCACAGGCAGCAGAGGCTGTCGAATCAGTTGAACAAGAAGCGGATAATCCTGATGGATTAACTGCTGATGATATTGTCGGAGATACTCAAGAAGAGCAAGTCTTAGAACCTCAAACATATACTGTCAAAGTTGATGGTGTAGATGTTCAGGTTACCCAAGATGAGCTGTTGGCGGGGTATAGCAGAACGGCTGATTACACAAGAAAGAGTCAAGTATTGGCAGAGCAAAGGAAGAAAGCTGATGATGAATTAGCAGCCACTCAACAAGAAAGACAGCGATACATTTCTCAACTTGAACAACTTAGTTCTGAATCTGATAAACAACTTGATCAGTTTAAAAATACAGATTGGACAAAGCTCAAGTCAGAAGACATCAACGAGTATATGTTGCAAAGGGACCAGTATCGAGAACTTCAGGAAAATAAAAGAATGTTGGAAGTCGAAAGGAACTCTGAACTTCAAAAACAACAAGCAGAAGCACAAGAGAGATGGACACAAGAACTCGCTAAACAGCAAGAGATAATGGCAAAAAAACTACCTGAATGGAACGACCCAACCAAAGGACCAAAGCTTAAACAAGACATAAAATCTTACGCTTTGTCTAAGGGTTTTACCGACCAAGAAGTAAACGCTATGATTGACGCTAGGGCAGTAGAGATTCTTAATTACGCTCGCATGTACGAAAGTCTTTTAGCAGCTAAAATTTCTAAAAAGAAATCTAAAGTTGTTCCTAAAGTAACGGCACCTGGTACACCAACAACAAAAGCTGAGATTGATTCCGAGAAAGTAAAGCAACAAAGAGCGAGACTCAAACGATCAGGCAAGGCAGCAGATGCTGCTAAGTTGATTGAGGGTTTGATGTCTTAAATACTAACTTTTTAATATAGGTAATCAAAAATGGCACAATTAAGTAACACATTTGAGACTTATGATGCTGTGGGCAACAGAGAAGATTTGCAGAATATTATTTACAATATTACTCCAACTGACACTCCGTTTATGTCATCAATCGGTGTCGGTACTGCTACATTCACTAAACATGAGTGGCAAACTGACTCTTTAGCATCACCAGCCTCAAACGCACAAATCGAGGGTGATGATTCACCATCGGCTGCGCTTTCAGCTACAACAAGAGTGTTAAACTACACTCAGATATCTTACAAACCAGTAATGGTTTCAGGTACACAAGAAGCTGTAATTCATGCAGGTGTAAACTCAGAATTAGCTTATCAAATAGCTAAAGCTGGTAAAGAACTAAAAAGAGATATGGAGCTAGACCTTACTGGTAAAACAGCAGCTACTGCTGGTTCAGGTAATGGTGGAGCTGCTCGTAAGTCAAGAGGTTTTGAATCTTGGACTACAACTAACAACTCATATGGATCAGGTGGAGGAAACTCTAGTGGTACTGTTACAGACGGCACCCAAAGAGCCTTGACTGAAACTATACTCAAAACAGAACTAAAATCTTGTTTTGACAATGGTGGAGAACCTGACCTATTATTGGTTGGCTCTTTTAACAAACAAAAAGTTTCAGGTTTTACTGGAAACTCTACAAGAATGGACATGGCAGAAGATAGAAGCTTAGTAGCTACTATTGATGTTTATGTTTCAGACTTTGGTGAAATAAGAGTAGTAGCTGACAGGGTACTTCGTTCTTCAGGAAGAAGTGCATTGTTAGTCGAAACAGAAATGTTCGATACTGCTTTCTTAAGACCTTTCGAAACTCAAGAACTAGCAAAAACAGGTGATGCTATGAAACGACTATTGGTCGCAGAATGGACGCTTGTAGCTAAAAATGAAGCAAGTTCAGCAACTATTGCAGACTTAACAACTTCATAACATTTCGGGGGAGTTTAACGCTCCTTGTTTTTCTCCCCCACCTTGATACCAAATTAATAATGACCTTGAAGAAGGTATCTCTTCGCAACAAGGGTTATTAACACGGAGAAATTTAATGAGAAGCTTAAACGAATATTTTTTAAGCGGTAGAGTTGCTGATATATCAACAGCAGGTTCAACATTTGTAGCAGTTCCTGATGGCGGCACAATAGTTAAAATTATGACTGTGCTTCAAGGTGCTATAAGTGGTGGTAATGCTGCAATTACTTTTGAGATTGGTGGTACTGCCGTAACAAATGCTGGTATAACAGTTGCACACTCAGGTTCAGCAGCAGGGACTACGGATTCATCTGTACCATCAGCACTTAACCGAGTTGAAGAAGATGGCACCATCGAAATTATTACTGATGGAAACTCTACAGGTGCTAAAGCACTAGATGTAACATTTATAATTAGGAGATAAACATGGCATCAGTAAATTACGGACTGCGAGTTACCAACACAATTAAAAGGACTGTTAGTGATAGTTCTGCACAAACAGCAGCAACTAACGCAAGTACAGAATATGTAAGGCTTGTAGCTGACACCGATGGTGTTTTTGTAGCTTTTGGCTCAAACCCAACAGCAACAACGAGCTCAACTATATTAGGTGCATATGATCCTGAAATATTTAAGATTGATGGTGGTATGAAAATTGCTGCTATTGTAGCTAGTTCTACAGCAAATCTTTACATAGACGAGCTAAGTGAATGAGCAGAAAACTCGCAGACAATCAAATCTTTCATTGGCACGAACCAACGAAAGAAATGGCTATCGAGCATATCGAAGATATTCAACCCCTTATTGATTCTAACAAGAAACTACAACAGGAAGATCATCACATAAAAGATGATTTTAGGTTATCTGCAAGGATTCCTATGACTGTGTATTACGAATGGAAGAATAAGTATGGGGTTGATATGTTTAACCCAAACCACAAAGAGGGCGTTAGGAAGTTAATCAACAGCCCTGAGTATAGGTATTTGAAGACGACCAACAGGAGAATATAATGCCTTTTGAATTTAAAGAAGAAAAAAATTATAGGACAAAAGGTAATGATTTTGGCAGTACAACATATAGTGATTTTCAACCTTTTAGAAGAGATGAAGCAAAAACATTCGGAAATATTGTTAAAAATATTAGATTAAAACATAGAAAACCAATAGATGAAGATTCTTTTATAGATATTGATATTGATAGAGACTACAAAGGCATTTCATTTAAAAAAAGATTTTAGGAAATAAAAATGGCACTTACAAATTATTCAGAATTAAAAACAGCAATAGCAAATTGGCTAGATAGGTCTGACTTAGACGATAGAATACCCGAGTTTATACAACTTGCAGAAGCAAGACACAGAAGAGATTTTAAAATAAGACGTATGGAAACTAGAGTAACTGCAAGTACGATTGCAGATACTGAATATTATTCTCTTCCAGATAACTTCGTAGCGATGAGAAATATTCAGCTAAATACCGATCCTAAAACAGCGTTAGAGTATATGACGCCTGAGCAAATGGATAGGGTTAGAGGTGGCAGCACTACAGGTAAACCAAAAGCTTATTCAATCATTGGCAACAACTTTCAACTAAGACCAATACCTGATAGCGTTTATGAGATAGAAATGCTGTATTTCAAATACTTTACAGCTTTATCAGACAGTAATACTACTAACGACATGCTGACATTTCACCCTGACGCATATCTTTATGGATCATTAGTCGAGGCAGAACCTTATCTGCAAAATGATAAAAGAATACAAGTTTGGGCTGGATTTTATGATAGAGCCAAACAAGACATTATCTCATCTAACGAAAGAGACAGACACTCAGGAGTAGCGCCAACCACAAGAATTGACTATGGAGCTTACTAATGACCACATGGACAACCGTAAGCACTAGCAGTACTTCTTGGACTACCATACCTGAAACAGCACAAGGTTATATCGAAACAGAAGACAACTTGTTTTTGATAGCAACTGAAGATAACGAATTAATACAACAAGAAGACAAAACAGATATAGCGCCTGGTAACTGGCAAGATGTACCAGCAGTATCTTCAACCACTTGGACAATACAATAAATGGCAACTAAGAAAATAACAGATTTTACAGCAACCACGACACCATTAAGCAGTGCAGTATTTCCTATTGTTCAATCTAGTTCTAACTTTAAAGTTACACTAGCAAACATAGCAGCTAATATGCCTGATTTAACTGC